CTGAGGTCCGTTGGTGCAACTCCAGCAGGAGACGGATTATGACAACTGGGAGCATTGTATCTGACAATACTGTCAGTACACCCAACCTTTGTGGAACTGCGAAAGTCGGAGCTTACTACAGCAAAAGCTGGAGTGGCAACGATCGCCCGAAAGGGCAGCAGTCCGATAGGATCACTGAGGAAACTCCCCATCCTTACCAGATGGACCTCAGGGATTATGTCAATCCGATTCTTACTTACCGGAACTTGGCTGGGTACGGCCCATACAATGGGACCCCCCTGTCATGCTTCGGCATACCTCCTGCCTGTCCTTCGTTATCCCCTAACGAGGAGATAGCCCTGATTGGTAAACTCAGGGACAAGGTGTACCAAGGAAGTTGGAACGTCCTTGTTACATCTGGCGAGATTAAAGAATCCGCCGAGCAGATCCTAGACGTCTCAAAACGTCTAGCTGGCTTTGTCGTCAACGCGAAGAAGGGCCGGTTCTCGAGAGCTATCAAAAGTCTCGGAGTCCGGCAGAGGCGTGGAACTAGGTTGCCTCGTGCAGCCGAAAAGAACGCTGCTTCCTTCTTTTTGGAATACCAGTTCGGGATCCTTCCCTTGCTGGGTGATCTGGATAATGCGATGGAATTTCTCGCAAACCAGGTCAGTAAACCAAAACCGTTGAAAGTCAAGGTGCGCCATCGCAGGCGTACCGATCTTCCCTCGACCGCATGGTCGTGGGATGGCTACAATGAGCTTAGGGCACAGATCATCGCAATTTACGATGTCCTGCCGGATGCTCGTGTGGCTGCGGGTTTTACCGCCCGCGACGTTCCCTCCGTGTTGTATGAGTTAACCCCATTTTCATGGTTGGCGGACTGGTTCATCCCTATCGGGGACTACCTTTCTGCGCTTGCGTTTACAAGCCAAGCCCAGAACGTCCGCTTCGTTAAGACTACCGTGCAAACTACTAAGTGCACTGGTATCTCAAACGGCTCGTACTACATCATCGACTGTCCTGACCTGTTTTACTACACGTCAGTGTCGATGAGGCGCGAGGTCTTGACCTCGCTCTCGGTGCCCCTCCCTACGGCTAAAGTGTCCAATCCTTTGGACGCGTTCGACTTGCGAAAGTCGGCACTGTTGGCGTCTATCTTGAGCCAGCACCGTGGGTAATTCTAATCCCTCCTGGGGGTTTCCAGGGTATCGTGGGTTGATCACCGCGGTACAATTGCAAGGATAGATCAAATGGCACAAATTGCCGATATTACCGTCTATGACGGTGCTTCGACTCCTGTCTCTCACACGCTGAAAGCCGTCTCCGTTTCATCGGAGAAGGGTGTCAAAATCGTGGAGTGGCGCGAGAAACTCGCGTCTCTTCCCGACGAGGCACAGGTCAGCTGCATCCTCCGCCAGACTCGTCTGGCCTCGGGTGTTGTGAAGCAGGAGTACACGGTGGAGTTTCCCGTGATGGAATCCATCTCCGGGCAAAACAGCGCGGGTTATACCGCGTCTCCCAAGGTGGCCTATATCGATCGTATGGTGGTGACGAACTTCGCTCACCCCAGATCGACCGTAACGGGCCGTCGTACGTGTCGTCAACTCGCCGTCAACTTGGCGAATAACGTCACGTCGTCCGTTGCAGCTGCCACGAGTGGTCCGATTCCGGACGCTTTTGACTCGTTGCTTCTGCCGACCTGATTCGGGGCCGAAAGGCCCTCCAGGTACCTATCAATCCTCCTTTAAAGAGGTTGTAGAATGGACATCCAAGCTTGGGACGCTCATTACTCTAATGAGCAAAACCTGGAGATCCTCAAGGGGATCGCACTTGCCGCACTTCAGGATCTTCCTGAAGACAACCACCACCGCGTCGCCCTTACATCTCTCATTGAGAGACGAGAGTTCGTGGGACTGGTTGGGTATGAACTCACCTATTCTGATGGGCGCTATGGACCACCTTTGCGGACGGATGTTACGTCCGCGAGTGAAGCCATAGCGGTTAGGCAGGCCTTGGCCTGCTACCAGAAGAACAGGTCCTTGGACCTGGGCATCGACCGTGAGGCCGCTGCTATGGAAAAGTTCATGGATGCGGAGAGGCTTTGCAGACGAACTAACAGGGTCTTTGACCTCTGGGAAGACGGGCGGATTCAATTCCCCTCGTTCGTTGAGGGTGTACTTCACACCACTCAGCGTAAAATTTCCCAGATTTTAGGTCATCGGCCCCCATTAAATTCGCTGCGAGGCCGCTTCGGTCCAGGTGCAACCATCGGACTTCAAAAACGATGGTCGTCGGCCCGTGCGAAGCTGTGCGGGTTGATGAGTTGTAGTGAAGCGCTGGCTCCGTATCTTCCTCACTTGTTTCGGGTAGACCCTTTGTGGGCCTACGCAAACCGGAGCGGTGAGGATGGAGACAGTTTCAGTGTCACCGTTAGTATTTCCGACGGAACACTTAGCTTCGTCCCTAAGTCAGCCAAAATTGACCGAGCAATCGGTGTCGAGCCCCTGCTTAATACGTGGGGTCAACTCGCCGTCGGCGATTACATCGCCGGCCGTCTTGGCTTAGAAGGTGTTGACCTCCGGGATCAAACCCGGAATCAACGGCTGGCCCTTCAAGGGTCAGTTTCAGAGGATTTAGCTACTCTGGACCTCAGTAGTGCTAGTGACACCATTTCCATCGGTTTGGTTCGCCATCTCCTACCCGGAGATTGGTTCGACCTCCTGACTCCGCTGCGTACTCCCTTTGTGAAATACAAAGGGCAGCGGATTCCATTGGCTAAATTCAGCTCAATGGGGAATGGTTACACTTTTGCCCTTGAGACCTTGATATTCTACTCCTTGGCTTGGTCCACGTGCGTTGCCCTCGGGCTGCCCACGTCGGACGTTTCAAGTTACGGGGATGATATCATTGTGCCGACTGGCGCTTACAATGCGTTGATCGGCGTTCTCAAATGCCTCGGCTTTGTTCCCAACCGGGAAAAGAGCTTCGGCGATGGGCCTTTCCGTGAATCTTGCGGAAAAGACTACTTTAGGGGTATTGATGTGAGGCCGGTATACATCAAAGATGTGTTAAGGCCTTGCGACCTGTACGTTGTCCACAATTACTTCGTGGCGCAATACTCGCAGCTCTCCAATGTTGTCCTTGGGTGGATTCCCAAGGCACTGCGGATCTGGGGTCCCCCCGGATACGGTGACGGCCACCTTCACTCGCGAGAGTGGGTTGGTCGTCAGCATAACCGTGATAGGGGGTGGGCAGGTGCTGTTTTTGACTCCTTTTCTCTTAATAAGAGAACCGATGTGAAGCCAAAACCTGGGGATTGGCTCTACCCGGCGTACACAATGTACGTCCGGGGAGATGCCCCTCAGGAATCGGTTTCGCAGGTTGGCCCGAGGGGACGGTGGAACACTACCGTACCTGGGTCGAGAGGATACCGAAAACGCTCAATCTACACTTTGAGCTATCCGGCTGCGGGGTAACTCTCGCAGTCATCCTTTTCGGATAGTGGCGAAAGCCTG